CCTCGACGAGGTCGCGGCGGGGGCGAACGCCGATCTGTACAACTCCCTCTGGGACTCCCTCCGGGAGCAGATTCGATTGACGCAGGAGGCGGCCGACGAGGAGGTCGCGATCTTCCGATCGAAGGAGGAGGAGAAGGCGGCCCTCGCGGCGGAGTCCCTCCTCGAGCGGCAGATGACCGAGGAGCAAGCGAGGGACGCGACGATCGGGAGCCTCATGGCCTCCCTCGACGTCTTCGCCGACTTCACCCGGATGGTCACGGAGATCGTCGCCGAGGCCTACGGCGAAAGCTCGAAGGAGGCGAAGGAGGCCCAGACCGCGATGTTCGTCACCTCGAAGGCCATCGCGCTCGGGAACGCAATAATCAACACGGCGCTCGCGATCTCGAATGGCCTCGCGATCCCCCCCCCGCCGGTCGGCGCGGCGCTGGCGATCATCGCCGGGATCGCGGGCGCCGCCCAGATCGCGACGATCGTCGGGACGACCATCGCCGGAGTCGCCGATGCTGGCCTCCCCCCCGAGGCTCTCCGGGCGGCCGGGCTCAACCAGCACACGGTAATCGCCATGCGGAACGACGAGATGGTCCTCGACCCGACCGGGACGAAGCACATCTCCGAGATGCTCGCGATGCAGAAACAAGGGATGGGATCGTCCGGGCCGACGAGCATTCGGACGACCGTCGAGATCGACGGGGAGGTCCTCGGCGAGGTCGTCGACCGCCATCTGATCCGGTCGGCCGAGAAGGGGACCGCCTACGGATCCCGCATCCGATACGGGGAGAGGACGGCTTAGATGGCACACATGGCCTTCGGGATCAAAGACGCATTTGACGACCGGGACGGCATCAAGACCTTCGTCCAGCCGGACGCCCTCGACCCCTCCAATCCCCCCGAGAACGCGGTCGACGATCGGCCGCGCCACGTCTGGATGAACCGGACCGGGATGTTCTCGCCCTGCGGCGTCTCGGGGGATTCGTTCTACGTCTACCTCGACGTGATCGAGGGCGCCGGCTCGGAGGTCTCCCTGACCCTCGGGACCTTCGCGAACCTGAAGGACGCCCCGACCTTCGCCGCGATCGTCGCGAGCCGGCTAAACGCGACCCCGGGCCTCTCCCTGACCTACTCCGTCTCGCATGACCCGACCTCCGGCCGATTCACGGTCTCCTCCTCCGGGACCTTCTCGATCCTCTGGAAGACGGGGACGCATGGCCTCGACAACTGGGCATCGGCGACGGCCTACCGGAGCGCCTCGCCGTGGCTCGGGTTCTCGCCGGCCGGCGACGACACCGGCGCGACGAGCTACACCGGCGACTCGGTCCGATGGGACACGGAGCTAGCGATCAAGCTCGAGCGCGCGGACCTGACGACGAAGACGACCGCGAACGTCTTCGCGGCGGTCCTCCAGTCGGCCGCCCACGAGGGCGGAGCGGACGTCGACTTCTCGGACTTCAAGATCTACGGGGCGAACTCCGATCTCGGGATGTCGAGGGCTCAATGGGAGGCCGGGGCGGCGGTAACTCTGACCTTCTCCGAGAGGCCGACGGACCCCGACGAGAGGGCGCCGACGAACAAGATACAGATCGCATTCGACCCCTCGAATGTCGCCATGAGCTACATCTACTGGTTCGTCTCTTGGCGGTACTTCGACGAGACGAAGGGCCACGCGATGGGCCTCCTGAAGGCCCTTCAGATCGTCAAGTCGTCGACCCGGCAGATCGCGAGCCTCCAAGGCCACGGACTGGTCGACCCCTCGACGACGCTCGGTGTGGATTCCTACTGGCCGGTTCGGAATCAACTCCGATGGGTCGCCCCCCTCTCCTTCGACGCCTGGGGCGCGACCGACTTCCGTGACGTGGTTCAGGAGACGGTCAAGCGGACCCGGGCGAGGGGGCTCCTCTGGGCTCTAAATTGGGATCAGATCTATGCGGGGACGAGCGGATACGAGGCCCAGAACGAGGCCGCCAAGGGCTTCCTTTTCTGGGGCGCGATCCGCGACTACTCCGATGACGACTACGAGGGCGCCGGGAGTAACGACTTCATCTCGGCCGAGATGACCGTCGAGCAGGTTCGATAGATGCCCGCCTCGGGCCTCCTCGACTGGACTCGGCCAAGCCTGCGGCTGGCCTACCTCGTCGAGGGCGTCGTCTCGCCGATGGGGAACCGCTATCGGAAGGTAGTCCGCTGGTGCGGCCCGAAGGTCCGAACCGGCTCGGGAGTCATCGCGAACCGGACCCTCGAGGACGACGGGACGCCGATTACAGGCGCCGGAGCGGTCGAGAGGACGGCCCCGGCCGGTCGCCCGACCGGGTGGGAGGCGAGGCTCTCCCGGGGGACCTACGCGCAAAGCCTCGGCGGCTGGAAGAGGAGCGTGCAAGCCCTCTCCGACGCGGTCTTTACGGTCGACATCGGGAGCGACGACAACCGGGACGAGAGATGGTTGAACGAGAGCGACCTCCGGGACCTCTGCCACGTCGGCCGATGGAAGGGCCAGCGAGCCCGATTGATCCTCGTCGACCTCGACGACCTCGACAACTTCGAGATCGTCGTAGACGGGACCTGGGACCGGGACCCGGACGACCTCAAACAGGGGTCCTTCAAGATGACGATCGCCGCCGGCTCGATCATCCCCCCGACGCTCCCGTGGCCCATGTGGCAGTGCCCGACCAAGGTCCCGGCCTCCTGGGACTCGACGGACCCTCCCTCGGGATGGAACCCGACCGGATACGCCCGCCAATGGCCCTCGACCTTCGCCTTCTCGGACTCCTGTGCGGGGAAGTGGATGGGGCCGGCATTCGGCGGTCGGGACGGGGAGACGAACGCCGACAACTGGGCCGAGATCGTCCCCTACGGATACTCGACCGCGACGAGCTTCGGGATGGTTTCGCTCGCAAAATGGACGATGGTCTACGACATCTTCTATACGGACGCCGACGGGAACCACGAGATGGTCTCGGAGCAGACCGACCGTCAAATTCTAGTCTTCAACAACACGGCGCCGGAGAGGGGGCCGCTCGGGACCTGCGTGGCGTGGCACGACGGGGGCGTTTTCGCGTGGCGAGACTCCGGGGCTCGGGTCTTCGCGAAGGTCGGGGGGACGGACTCCGCCGACCAACCGGGGATCTACGGGACGGGGGAGAACAACTACCCCTGGTTCGGCGCGAACCGGCCCGCATCCTCGGCGACGACGACGGGGGAGGCGACGGCCTTCGACCCTCCGGGTCCCGGGGAGGCCGAACTCTCCGCCATTCTTCGGGCCATCTTCGAGGGCGAGGACTTCGGTCTGTTCGACTCGGGGATCCCCGGACTCCACACGGATACGATCCCGGATCTCTACGTCTACATGACCCTCATCGGGCAGAAGACGCGGCGCTGCTGCCGGATCCCTCGAGACCTCGTCTCCGATCCCCCCTCCTTCCTCGACGTCCTCTCCGACCTCATGCAAAGCATCCCGGGGGACCTCGTCCTCCGGCGGGATCCCCTCGTCGGCTTCCCCCGGTACTACATCGCCGTCCGGCCGTCCCCGGCCGCGAAGGCCTCGCACCGGATCGGGATCGCGGACCTGTACCGGACCGAGAAATGGGACGTGACGATCATCGACGACCCCGATGGCTTCTACGCGAACGAGGTCGACCTCTCGGAGAGCCGGAACGACAGCGGGGAGGAGGCCTCGGGCGACGACCTGGGACGCTTCCCCCAGACCCTCCGGGACGTCGAGGGCCTTCGGAACCTCGCCGAGCAGGGACCCTACGCGACGGGCCAGCCGATCTACGCCTCGAAGGCGATCAAGCATTGGACGCATGACCTCGACGGAGGGCAGGGGGCCGGGGCCGAATTCTTCCTCCAGTCGGCCGCCCGTCCTCAGAAGACGATAACGGCGACTCATGGCATCCAGTCGATGTCAATGCAGCTGGGCGAGGTCCTTTGGTACGACGTCCCGAGCGTGTTACCTTGGGCCGGTCAGATTCGAGGGATGCGTCTCGATCTGGATCGGCAGACGGTCAAGGTGAAGTCGTACCATTGGCCCTTCAATCCCGAGGTAACCTCGGTCAAGGTCGCGGGCGACGAGGGATCCGAGCAGTCGGCGATCTTCGGGGTCCGAGTAAGCCGAGCCGAGCAAGATGCCCAGAGGGGCGACGACAGGCGAGAGGGAGCCCGGGAGCCGATGACCACACGAGAGCTTCGAGACTTGACATCGAGAAACAAATCGGAGACGGAGGACTAGATGCCCGGAGGTTACAGCTTTCTAGGGGATTTCCGCGTACAGGAGAGCGGCGGAGAGGTCGTCTCGCAGTCGGTCGGGTCCAAGGCGCTCATGTCGGCGGCGGCCGACGCGACGACGCTCGAGGTCGACTCGTCGACGGGCAAGATGCAGATCAAAGCCCAGGGATCGGCCTTGGCGAACGGGGTCGCTCGAAACCGGATGAGCAAGTATGCCGGGACGTGGATTCAGGGCTCCCTGACGGTCTCCGCCTCGGTCGCCGGGACCTTCCAACTGACCAATACCTACTCCTCGAGCCTCATCGTCACGGACGTCTTGATCTTCATTACGACGGGACAGACGACCGGAGCGACCCGGACGGTCGACATCGGCCTCGGCTCGGGAGCCTCGACGAGCTACGACAACTTGATCGACGGCCTCGACCTTGCGACCGCCGGCGTCTACTCGAACTTGACCGACAAGGGGACGAATGGCGGCATCGGCGTGTGGCGCTCGGGCGAGTACATCAACGCATCCGCTTCGGCCTCTCCGACCGGATTGGTCGGCTACTACGCGGTCCACGTCATCGACGTAACCGCCTAAGAGGAGGAAGAGATGCCGAGATATTTTGACATGGGCGCGACGACCGGATCCCTGACCAACGGGACGTCCTCCCGGACCCCGGTCGACGCCGGGGGAGCCGCTACGGGGACGACCTTCGAGGGCCTATTTACGGGGTTCTCGTGGTCTTGTACGGACGGCTCCCCGGACGGCCTCCTCATGCTCAACTGGTACAACGCAAGCTCCGGCGGCGACTACCTCTCCCAGGTCAAGGTCGCCGACATGGGCGCGGGCGGAGCGACGACGGAAGACACGGTTTTCTTTACGCAGCCGATCCCCCTCTTCTCCGGCCTCTACTTCACGATAACCGGCGACGGCGACAGCAACGGGAAGGGCTACACGATCACGCCCTTCGTCCAGCAACTCGCAAGGTAGGCCCGTGGACGAGATGCTCACCCAGGTAGGGATCGGCGGCGTCTTCGCGATGCTCGTCATCCGGGAGGTTCTCGGCTTCCTCAAGGCCCGGGAGGAGAGCAAAGACGACGCCGGCGGGGATGGGTCGGCCCGGGACCAGATGGACCGAATCGAGGACGGCTGCAAGGCTCTCATGGGCTCGACGCAGACGATGGCGACCCTCATCTCGGCGACGGACCCGGCCGGTCTCCCCCTCATCTATCGAGACTCGCAATCGGGGATCGTCCTCAACGCGAACATCGAGGCCCTCCAGCGGTCCATCGAGCGACTCGGCGACCGGATCGACAGACCGGCGCCATGACCATCCGCCCCGGCGACAGGGGCGCCCGTGTGGCGTCCCTCCAGAGGTTCCTAGTTGCCGAGAGGTTCCTCGCCGCCGGGGAAGACGACGGCGTGTGGGGTCCGATCTCCGCCGGGGCGCTCGCCTCATGGCAGCGCGAGAACGGCCTCGAGGCCGACGGGATCCCCGGCCCGAAGACCCTCGCGGCGATCGAGTCGGCCGGCTACTCTCCCTGGCTCGAGGAGGAGCACCGGGCGGGCCTCATGGGGCACGTAGTCGAGACCGCCGATCGGCTCGGGATGCGGCCCCAACTTCTCGAGGCCTTCCGACTCGTCGAGTCAGGCTCCGGCCCGAACGCCGCCGAGGCGATCCGATTCGAGCCGCACGTATTCCTCCGGCTCGTCCCCGGCGCCGACATCCCCTATACCCCCTCGGGCCGGGGAGCGTGGAGCCTGACCGCCTCCGAGACGGGCCGGAGAGCCTTCCGCAGGGCCTACGCCCTAGATCCCCCTGCGGCCGTCCGTGCGACCTCCTGGGGCCTCTTTCAGGTACTCGGGGAGCATCTCCTCGCGGCCTACCCGGGCGCCGACGGTCAGGAGAGCCCGGGGGAGGCCGTCAAGAACTTCAACGCCGACCCGATCGCGGCGTCCTTCCGCCTCGTCGAGGCGTGGTTCCGAGCCTCCCCCCGGGCGCTCCGAGCCGCGACCTCGGACCCCCCCGACCTTCGGAGCCTCGTCCGGTACTACAACGGGCCGGGACAGGTCGACCACTACGCCGAGAAGCTCGAGGAGGCCCTCGGAGACATCGAGGGCCGAGCCTGACCGGCCGCATACAGGAGAACGAGATGCCCAAGATCCCCCCCAAGCTCCGATCCCGAAAGCTCTGGATGGCCCTCGCCGGGGTCGTCCTCCCGATCGTCGGCGCCTACCTCTCCGCCGAGGTCGACCTCGCCGAGGCGATCAAGCTCTCGGTTGCGGCCGTCATC